TATACTGTAAAAGATCAAAGCCATACAGTATATGATAATAAGGATGAGTTTCCTGATCACATGCAGTTTCTTGACAATTGGAGAGAAGGTGACATAGGGGATTGGATTCTATCAGATGATGGATGCATTATTCAGATTTTAAGGACTGGTTATTTTTCCAGACCTACTAAAAAGATTAAGGCTCTGAAGTATGTGGGTACTTGTACGGGTACCTTTATCTGTAAACAGTCTTACAAGATGGATTGTGAAAAAAGAGAGAATATCTATAATATTTCAGGTAAATCTCTCTACTCACAAACCGTCAATAGGGAGCATATAACTCAGAAAGAACAATTATTTGCTGAATTTGTTTCCCAGGGCATGGAAAGGACAGAAGCATACTTAAGAGCCTTCACAACTAAGGACAAACATTATGCACAGGCCCAGGCAGGGTTACTTTTAAAACAGGAGAGGGTAAGGAGTGTTATGAAAGCAGAATTAAAACCAGTATTAGCAAAGTTAGGTATCGATGATACTATGGTATTAGAAGGTATTAAAGACGTTGCAGTATCTGGCGAAAAGGATTCTGATAAGTTGAAAGCTCTATTTGAGCTTGCAGACATATTAGAAATCAAAGAGACAAGAAAGGAGATAACCGCTATTGGTGGGGCAGTATTTAAAGGCTTTTTGCCTGAAGATGCTGAAAGGCTAGATGATAGAAAACAGCTATTAGAGGGGAAAGACGATGCCGAAATTTAAAACATTAGACGGTCAAACACTGCAATATGGACAAGAAGAAACGTACCTTCTCGATGATGAGAAGGCGTTCATCCTCAGCCTGGATAAGCAAGTCCGAGCAGCCGACCTCGAAAATACGGAGCACGTCTCTACCCTTAAATGGAATTTCAATCAAATAGAGAAACTAATGGGTGGACCAGGAATGCCAGTGGATGGACTGTTAAGTCAGGATCTTTCAGAGGCATTATCATATTATCAGAATAATAGAGATCTATTTATTGAATATGGTATTACTGAACACTTAAATGCTAAAAAGCTTCAGGAGACTACTAAACCTGCTGAATCGGTTTATGCAGAAGGTGAATACCCAGGCCCAACAATGGATGAAATGAAATCACTGGAGGTCGACATTGGCAAACTCTACGAAGACTAAGGCAAAGTCTAAGTCTAAAGATACAACAAATGAAGATGTAATGCATCATATCATTGGTATGACTGAAAGCATGGGATATGTAGTTGAAACTTTAAAAGCTCATGCAGATATGATAAAGGAACAACAGGATATTGTAACTAGATTACGTACTAGAATGGGACTATGAAGGTTAAGATTAATCTATGGCAAGATCTAGACCGAGCTACACATACTTGACCTTATTCTGGAGAGCGGCATCCAGTTTGGGAACCGCATGAAACAGATAGACCAGTTCGCAAATTATCTAAGAAAAAAGCTAGTAAGCGATCAGATTGATACTCGCTGGGATATATGTCAATCTTGTGAGCATCTTGATTCGAATAACAGATGTTCTCAATGTGGGTGCTTTATGAAATTGAAAACTAAATTAAAGGCAGCAAGGTGTCCAATAGGAAGGTGGTAGACAATATAAATGTTAACTTCCATAATGTCTCAAAAGAAGAAGAGTCATTACAGTTAGCATATAAGGATTTGATATCATTTGGAAAGTTATTCCTTCCAGATGACTTTATGAGATCTGATACTCCTCCTTTCCATTATGTTGTAGCAGATAAGATTAATGATAAATCTATCAGGCAAGCTGCATTTATTATGCCTAGAGGACATGGAAAGACAGTACTTACGAAAGCTGATATTATGCGAGATTTCTGTTTTGCTGGTAAAAGAGTTGAATGGGGTTTAGATGACACAGATGAACCTTATTTTTATGGTTGGATCTCTGCTACTGCAAAGCTGGCAACTGGTAATATGGATTATGTTAAATCTCACATAGAAATGAATGATAAAATACAATATTATTTTGGAGATTTAAAGGGAAGGAAATGGACAGAAACAGATATAGAACTTTCAAATGGATGTAAACTCCTTTCTAAGTCAAATATCTCTGGCATTCGTGGGGGTGCTAAGTTGCATAAAAGATACGATCTCGTCGTTTTGGACGATTTTGAAGATGAAAACAATACCATCACTTCAGATGCTAGGGCAAAAAATGCTAACCTCATTACTGCTGTTGTTTTCCCTGCTCTTGAGCCTCATACTGGTCGCTTGCGGGTTAATGGTACACCTGTGCATTTCGACAGTTTTATTAACAATCTTATTGTTAATTCGGCTAAAGCAAAAGTTGATGGGAATGATTTTTCTTGGGATGTATTGCTGTATAAGGTGATAGATGATAAGGGAGCAGTTCTTTGGGATTCCTGGTTTGGCCAGGAAGAGATGGATAGGAAGAAAAAGTTTTATGCTGACTCTGGTCAGCCACACAAGTTTTATCAAGAATACATGATGGAAGTACAGAGTGAGGATCATTCTGTATTTAATAGAGATCACATACAGTATTGGGAAGGTTCATTTTTTCATAATGAGAATGATGGAATATCTTATATTATACAGGAATCTGGCGATATCCTACCTGTTACCGTATTTACAGGTGTGGATACTGCTACCGATATAAATCGAAGAGATAGCGATTATTCGGTACTTATTACTATTGGGATTGATGAGTATAATCGCATATACGTTCTGGACTATGTGCGTAAGCGGAGTTTACCTGTACTTGGAATTCAGGAACAGAACCAAAAGGGCATTGTTGATTATATATTTGAGATCAATCAAGCGTTTAGCCCGAATATGTTCGTCATTGAAGATACGACAATGTCTAGACCAGTTTTTCAAGCACTTAAATCAGAAATGATGCGTAGGAATAACTTCACTGTTAAATTTAAAGAAGAAAAACCTGGAACTAGACAATCAAAAAGAGACAGAATACAATCAGTGCTTGCACAAAGGTTTTCTGTAGGACAGATACATATTAAAAAGGAGCATTATGATTTACAGCATGAGATTATAACATTCGGACCTAGAATGTCTCATGATGACACAATAGATGCATTAGCTTATGCATGTTTGTATGCATACCCTGATGATAACATTAAACAGGATCAAGAAGGTGTCTATTATAAACATAAGCCAGTTCCTAAATCATGGATAGTAGCGTAGCGGAGATCATGTTGAGAGTAAGCAAATTATTGCAAAAATTAACAGATAGGGTCAAGAAGCTTGAGGATATGGCACATCCTGCAAGGACTTTTGTTACCTGTGAATCCTGTAATGAAAAGATAAGAGAGAAAGATGGCTAGAAAAGATAAAACAGCAGATAGAATACTTCACCTCTTTGAAATAGCAGAGAGTGGACTGAGACAACAATGGGAATTCATTAATCAGAAAGGTTATGATTTTGCTAATGATAATCAGCTTAGTGAAGAAGAAACTCAATCCTTAACAGATCAGGGAATGCCTACATTTACTATTAATAGAATATTACCTGTAGTTGAAATGCTTAATTATTATGCAACTGCTAGTCGTCCTAGATGGCAGGCAGTTGGGGCAGAGGGTAGTGATATAGATGTTGCTGCTGTATTTTCTGATATTGCTGATTATATCTGGTATCAATCAGATGGATCGTCTCTTTTATCTAATGCTATTAATGATGCTATTACTAGATCTATAGGCTATCTTCTTGTTACAGTAGATCCGAATGATGATAGGGGACTGGGTGAAGTCACTATTGAGCAGCCAGATCCATTTGATGTATTTGTAGATGCTAAATCTAGAGATATCTTATTTAGGGATGCAGCTTATATTATTATACGTAAGATATTGCCTAAAGGACATCTAAAGTTAAAATTTCCAGAAAGTGCAAGGAAAATACAGAATGCATCCTCACGTTATAGTGGAGATAAGAACTTCTCTACCAAGACATATGATCAGAATACTAAGGATTTTACCTATAAGGATGTAATTTCTGGTGCTGGTGGAGGATTTATGGATGGTCCTTCATTTTCTGGAGCTGATTCTGCTGGAGTGACACAAACTGGTGGTACTAGTATGCGTAATTCTATTAAATCTAATGATGAAGATGAAAAATTATTGGAATACTTTGAATGTTATGAAAAAGTCAAAGTTCCTTATATGAATATATTCTATAGGGTTCCTCCTTCTGAAGAAGTTATAGCAGAACTAAGAGAGCAAATAGAAGTCTATATGAAAGAATTGCAAGCTGAAATGCAGGTACAGTTACTTGAACAACAAGTACAGATGCAAGAAGCTGTAGAATCAGGAGATATGCTCCAAGAGCGATATGAACTGGAAATGCAGAATGCTCAAAAGATGATGGAAGATCAAGTTGCAACAGCTGGTCAGGAACGTATGAGTCAATTACAAGCTGAATCTTCTAGGATGGAAAATCGTATTGTTACTGAAAAGGAATATAAGGTACTTGAACAGGATAAAACATTCCAAGCAATGGTTGTTGAGGCAATTAAGTTTCATGCAACTAGAATGAAACAGAGCATTGTAATTGGTGATAAGACTATCTCTGAAGTATTTATGCCTGATAAGATAGATGAATATCCAATTATACCTTTCCATTATAAATGGACTGGAACTCCCTATCCCATAAGTGCTGTTTCTCCGCTTATCGGCAAACAGCAAGAACTAAATAAAGCTCATCAACTTATGGTGCATAACGCATCCCTTGGTAGTTCTCTACGTTGGATGTTTGAAGAGGGCTCTGTAGATACAGGATACTGGGAGAAATATGCATCGGCACCTGGAGCACTTTTACCTATAAGACCAGGAGCAGCT